GTATGCCAAAGTGGCGTAACATGGGCCTGTTAGTGCGTATAAACGTGGAACTGGGTCAACGCATAGAAGATATTCGCCTTTCTACATGGAAAAACTATGACTTGGATGAGAAACTATATATGCGAGAGGTGATTCAGAAAACTAAGGAAAGAATACCCGGTATACCAATGTCAGATGCACTTACCCATATGTTATGGGATCAAAAGCAAGACTATGCATTCCAAGAATGGGTTGTGCCACATCCCATGAAGTTGAAACCTTACAGTGAGAATAATATATCTCGTGTCTTCAGAAGTATAATGAGACTAGCTGGATTACCTAACGAACTACAGTTACGAGACATTAGACGTACCGTACTGACTGACTTAGCTAATCATGGTGCAACAGATACAGAGATTATGTCGTACTCCGGTCACAAGAGTAGAGAAAGCCTGTCTCCCTATATTGTAATCAATACAGATCAGGCTAGAAATGCGGCAGCGAAACGGAACTTTGATCCTGACTTATTTGCTGAATTAGTTTTTAAGGGAAGCAGATCATGATCGCTGATGTAATTCGTAATCTAGATTTAAACATTGATGAACAGTACAGAGGTGATTGTCCCATATGTTCTGGATACAATACCTTTACCGCCATTAGAACTGTGAATGGTGTTCTTTTTAATTGCTATAAAGCCGATTGTAAACTCTCAGGTAAGCGTCCTATGAGTGTGCGTGTTAGGGATATGCAAGCAGCACAGATTAAGGAAAGCACAAAACCTTTTCGTCTACCTACACAGGTACTACTTGGTCGGCCAGAACTAACAGAGTGGATAGAATACCATACGTATCCTTTCAAGGCTCTTGAATTATACTATGACGTTAAAGAAGATAGAGTTGTGTTTCCAATCAGACATAGAGGCTTGTTAGTAGATGCTACAGGCAGATCAAGGGACATTGGGATCAGGCGATTCCCCAAATGGAAAAGATATGGATCAGCCAGCTATGCATATACCTCTGGAAATGGACGGATAGCGGTAGTTGTAGAGGATGCCATCTCAGCAGCCGTTATAGGGGCAACAGACAACAACTCCACTGGAGTGGCCCTCCTTGGTACCTTTCTACTTACTGCTCATGTAGAGCAACTACAGGGCTATACAGGGGTCATTGTGGCTCTTGATCCTGATGCCGCAAACAAAACGCTGGAATTTACCAGAGAACTGCGAGGTTTAATGCCAAATATACGGGTTAAGGCATTGAAGCTGGAAGATGACTTGAAATACAGGAGGAAAAATGATATTGTGAACGTGCAAGAATGTATTAGGAGCGCAATATGGAACTAGCACTATTAAAAACCCTAATTAACAGAGAATTTTATAAGGAGAATCGTAGTTTAGCTAAAGAAAAAGTATTCCGAAGTAAGGAAACTCAGAGCATTAAACGTGCTATCGATAAAGCAATGGTAGATTATGAAAAGAACCTTGGCCCTGCCGATATTGAGGCTTTGTTTTATACATCTAATCCTACCCTAACAACAGCACAACGAGATGTGTACAGAGATTTATTTCGTAAGCTGAACGCTGCTTCTCCGTTGAATACAGACGTAGCACAAGATGTGTTACGAGAACTTAATAGAGAGGATGCTGCCAATGAATTAATGGATATAGCTTTTAAGATGTCTAATGGTGAGGTAACATCATTACATAAAATAAAATTGTTTATGGATAGACGAGAGGATGACTTTCTACCAACACTGAAAGTGTACTTTGAACCAATGGATATTGATTCGTTACTGAAAAAGAATGAGTTGAAATTCAAATGGAAATTTAACATACCTACAGTAGCACAGCTTGTTCCTGGTGTTAATCAAGGACAGATTATTGTGGGTGCCGCTCGACCAAACACAGGTAAGACATCTTCCCATGCATACTTATGTGCTGGTCCAAATGGCTTTGCCCAACAAGGTGCCAAGATTATGGTGTTGGCTAACGAAGAGGACACAGGCAGAGTATCAGCTAGATATCTCACCGCATCGTGTGGTATGAAGATTGAAGATATAGTAAAGGACAGACAGAAAGCAGAGAGCTTCTTTGGTCCAATTAAAGATAAACTAAAAGTTACCGATGCGACAGGATGGGACTTAGATCGGGTAGAAAGAGCTATTAAAGAATATAAACCTGACATTGTGATCGCTGATATGGCCGACAAGTTTCAACCAGAGGGTAAATACACGGCACATCACGAACAATTAAAAGCTACCTATGTAAGACTTAGGCTTCTTGCAAAGCAATATAACTGTGTTATATTTGCCATGTCTCAGCTTTCAGCAGAGGCAGAAGGTAAAGTATTCGTGAATATGTCAATGTTAGAAGGTTCTCGTACAGGAAAAGCGAGTGAAGCAGACGTACTATTTTGTATCACGAAAACTCCTATGGTTGAGGGACAACAAGAGGATGAAAGCCCAGAAAGACATTGGCTTGTACTAAAGAATAAACTTACCGGGAAACATGGGCGAGTGGTTACTATCCTTGATCCTGAAACTGCAACCTATAGTTCATAAGGATACATGATGAAACTAACCATTGATATTGAGAACACAATTCAGAAACTTCCATCTGGAAAGGTATTGCTTGATCCCTTTACCCCCGGAAATAAACTGGTATTGGTGTGCACAAAACAACATGATGGGAAGGAATCGTCCTTTTGGTTTAATCATACTACGCATAGTACCGATAGTGCTAAAGAATTGTTACAGAAACAACTTGATGAAGCCACAGTATTGATCTGTCATAATGCTCAACATGAATTAATCTGGTTGTGGGATACCGGATTTACGTATGATGGGCCAGTGTTTGACACAATGCTGGTAGAATATCTCTTTCAGCGTGGGCAAAAAGAACCTCTATCGTTAGCAGCGATAGCGGAAAGATGGCAACTACAAAATCAAAAGCTGGATACACTGCAACAAAAGCTTAAGCAAGGTATCTCTGTTGACGAGATTGATGGAGATGAACTTGCAGAGTATTGTCTTACGGACGTTCGTGCTACACAAGAATTAGCAGAACACTTACGCAGAAAAATGTTTACACCAGAATATGCACCTCTACAAAATGTTATTGGGTTAACCAATAGTTTGTGTCCTCTTCTTGCCAAGATATATTGTCGTGGATTTTATGTTAATAAGGAAACATTACAGAAAGTACGAACTGAATTTCAAACTGAACGAGAAGAACTGCTACTTTCTCTTGGTCGTCAGACAGCAACTCTGATGGGGGATACGCCTGTTAATCTTTCATCACCAGAGCAACTGAGTGCTGTCATTTACAGTCGTAAGCCAAAGGATAAAGGGGCTTGGTCTACTCGATTTAACAAGTATATGAAACAAGGTGAGTTTACTAAGGCTGTTGCAGATAATTCTGAAATTGTATACAAAACTAAGGCGGTTCAATGTTCAAAGTGTCAAGGAAAAGGGTACAACCTAGTGATAAAAAAGGATGGCACGGTAGGAAAAGCTAAACGGATTTGCAAGGTATGTAATCATGTAGGTGTGTTATATTTACCACAAAAGCAAATCGCTGGTTTGAAATTTTCTGCTCCTGCCGCAAGTTGGGTTGCTAATCATGGCTTTAGTACCAGTAAAACTAATCTTACAATTCTAGAAGCGACAGCAAAGAATAAAAAAATGAAAGAGGCACAAGAATTTCTATATAATATTCGTAGATTATCTGCTCTTGATACCTATCTCTCTGCTTTTGTTGATGGGATTGAGACTTATATGAAGGAAGACAATCTATTGCATGTTAGATTATTACAACATCGAACAACAACAGGTCGTCTTGCATCTGACTCCCCAAATCTACAGAACATGCCACGAGCAAATACATTTCCTATTAAACAGGTCTTCCAATCTCGTTGGCCGAATGGTAAAATCATAGAGGCAGACTTTGCTCAACTAGAATTTAGAGCAGCCGCATTTCTTGGCAATGATGAAGTAGCTAAACATGAAATTGCTACAGGATTTGATGTACATAGCTATGCCGCTAAAGTAATTAGCGATGGTGGACAGAACATAACCAGACAGGAGGCAAAAGCACACACTTTTGCTCCGCTATTTGGTGCGACAGGTTTTGGTAAAACACCGGCAGAAGCAACGTACTATGCTCATTTTATTAAAAAATATAAAGGGATTGCTAAGTGGCATACTTACCTAGCTAATGAAGTCATGTCTACAGGTATGGTAACAACACCAACAGGACGACAATTTGTTTTTCCAGATGTTACTAGACAGCAAGGTGGAAGAGTGACACATTTTACGACAATTAAAAACTACCCAGTACAATCAATTTCAACGGACATCGTTCAAGTCACCTTACTTTTAGTTGAAGAGTGTATGAGACAGAAAAAACTACATAGCTTAATCGTAAACAGTGTGCATGATAGTATTGTTATAGATACATATCCGGGCGAAGAAGAACAAGTAAAGCAGAGTATTAGTGAGGCAGAACAAGCACTTAGGACAGTTCTTTTACAGAGACTAGAGGTTGATATTGATGTTGAGCTACTAATGGATTGCAAGATAGGGCCAAATTGGATGAATGTGGTAGAATATACTTGACATATCCTTTAAGGAAGATATAATGGTACAATCTTTTACAACAAGGAGGTATAATGGACACAGAATTAATTACACTTGATACAGAAAACCAAGCGTCAGTAGCAGAATTTATGGGTATTCCTGGGGATAGTATGGTCTCCCGTTCAACGGATGCCCTTTGTAGAATGCGAATTTGGCATAAGGCTATTATGGGGGCAGTTAAAACTAACGGAAAGATTCGACAAGCAGAAGTGGTACCCGGTGGAGCATACAGGTTTGATACAAATGGGAATTTTATCTATTCAGAAACCGTGTCGTTCCGACCTTTCTTGCAAAGGTTCCGGTTCTCTCGTTGGATTCCTAGTACAAATCCAGAGGTTGGTGGTCGGCGTGGTCGATACCTGAAATCTGCTTTCACTCACGATTACAAAGTCTTTACATCATCTGACTTGATTGATAATGATGGTGGATTTAATTGTGGTAGGCCAAGTGGTTACATTAAAGACTGGAAAGCTTTGCCAGATGAAACACGGAAACTTATTACATCTGTCAAACGAGTTCGTGCTTTGTTTGGAGAAGCCACGTTACATGATCCAGTCAATGAAGAAGGAGAAGCAGTAACACCTAATGGTCCCATTCCAGTTATCTGGGAGATTGAGAATAACGAAGCGTTTAAAATTCTAGGTGAGGTGCTGCAAAAATATAGAAGTGTTGGGCACTTGTTCCCTCAACATGGTATTGAATTGTCAACTAAGGGGGCACCTATGTTGAATGGGAATATGCTTTTTAAGCCAGTTCCAC